CTGTCCGTGAGGCTCTTGAAGTGGATGCCACGCTGACGTAGTTCATCCACCAGCAGCACCAAATTACGCATGCTACGACCAAGACGATCCAGCTTCCAGACCACAAGCGTATCGCCCTCATTCAGCGTTCTCAGAAGTTTTTTAAGCGCCGGCCGGTTCGCCACAGTTCCGCTCATTTTTTCTTCGAAAATCTGTTCACATCCTGAGCGTTCGAGTGCCTGTCGATCCAGACTGCTAGGTCAGCTCCCCATCTGCGTTAACCCCTTTATCACTGCTTAAATTTTCTGCATCCATAATTACGTCCATCTGCGTTTTTAATCCTTTAACGGCAGCAATAAGGTATCCAATCAGCCCCATATAATCGGCGACGAGATAATCCGAAGCCTCATCACGGATCACTAGGTCGGGAATTACTAAATCGAGATCTTGCGCCAGTGCCCCAGCGGTGAGTCTCTTTGATTCAGCATCCTTATAGCGGAATGTATAACCGTCCAGTGCAGCGATCTTCTCAAGAGCTTCTGCCGGTTCGATGATGTTAACTTCCTCTTTGGCATTCCAATCAGAGGTTAGGGTTACACCGTTCGCCTGAACTGCACCCTTGGCATTTATAGTTCCGTTCCGGGTGTTAATGAATACAGCTGGCTTACCAGCAACCACCCCATTTACGGGCAGGTTATATGCCGTACAAAAGCCGATTCCATACCAGCTAACAATGTTGATGTTGGACATCGAATCGAATGATGCAGTGTCAGTGCCAGCTTCAATAGCCCTGAACCCTCCAATTGCAACTCCAGAGGATGTATCACTCGCCGCGGCCGGAACTCGGATATTAGCTGATGCCAGCAGAGCTTCACCGTTCACCCTGAATCCACTGACAATGACATTATTTGAATCTTGAGTAGCCATGCTTCCTAAACCGAGGTTTGTGCGACTACCTTCTGCCGTTGTTGCCCCGGTCCCGCCGTCAGCGATTGCAAGCGCACCGTTACTCCCTTTCTGCGCCAGTTTCCCGATGCCGGGGATGGTTACGGCGGTGCCGTTGATGGTTACGGTGATGCTCTGATTTGCCGATGTGGTGGCAAATGTCTCCCACGCACCGATATTCTCGTCATACTCTTTGATGAGCTGAGACATCGCCTGCGCCAGGCCATCGACCGAGATATTGTCAGATACAAGAATGCCGTACTTCTGGCCACTCAGCGCCGGGGAAGCAGCTGGCGTAACTGTCATTGATGTGGCGCTGTTCACGGATGAAATCTGGAACAGCTGGACCGGGTTACACATGACGATAATCGTCTGGCCAGCGCGAACCTGGCTGGCCGGTGCCGTCCAGTTTGTGCCAGTGCCGGTTGAGGTATTTCCGTTAATAGCGATAGTGCCAGTATTATAAAGCATAGGTACCTCTTAATTAATTGATCGCTATAAACGATCAATAACCAAATATTGATTCGCACAAACGATCTGAATAATTAATGTTTATTTGTGAATATGGGCATTCCACTAATTAATGGAATGCAAAAATGAAAAAGAACTATTTATCGATGCTTATAGGCGTGACGTTATTGTCAATGTCATCACTGTCTGTAGCTTCAGAAGCGGAACACACATCCAATCCTGGATATGGCGATGGTGGAACAGTACAGAAACGCCAGATTGACGCCTGTGTTAATGCGAATACGTCCACTGTCACGTCTTACGATAATGTCTCACACGTTAAGCCATGTACTGGTGGCGTCTCTTACAAAGACAGAGAACTCCCGGCCCAAAAAATTAAAGCACCATTCAAGTAAAATAAATAAAGCCCCTGATGGGGCTTTATTTTTATGACGAGGAAAATGAACCTGAACCACGCGCTATCTGCAGAACCGGTGAAAGAATCTCTTTCTTCGATGCGTTAGTTCCTCCCGACATATCATTTACGCTTATTGATGCAGTCACTACCTGTTTCGTAATACCGCTTTTCGCAAAAATCACCGGGACTGCTACCGCGTTGGTTGTAGATCGGGTTGAACAGGTTACCCACTGATATTCCTTCGAAGTTCCGTCGATAGTGACAGTAATTCTTGCTGTAACATCATCAACCGTAGAGCCATAAATCATCACTACAGCCGAGAAAATTATGGTCTTTGGCTTGCCGCTTCCGGATGAATCTGTGTAGGTCATACTGGTTGTTACACCTCCTGACCCCATTTTAGATTTCTCCAGACCAACACCTGCGTTAACCACATCACCGACAAAATTCTCGGCCTCCACTGTACCCTTGAATGAGCCACTGGTTGCAGTAACTTTCCCGGTAAACTCCCCGTTAGTGGCGTAAACCGTTCCACGCACGGTGACGTTATTGAACACGGCATAACCGGATTTGTTGATGTGCCAGCCAACGTTTCCTGTGCCGTCCCAGGTTGTCGACTGGATGTAGCTACCGATTTTGGTATTGTCGATAGTCCCTTCACCAATCACAGTATTCCGGATAAAGGTTTGCCCGTTCTGAATAACGAACGGAAGCGTGACCTGCGCTCCGGCCTGGTGCGTTACTGCGAAGCGGTCTGCCAGGAAAATAACCTGCGACTGCATGCCACCAGGGGTATTCTCAACCCCAATCCCCATCCCTGCGGCGTAATACTGGCCATTGCTCGAAAGCCCAACCTTGATGTTGTACATCGCGCTGAGGTCGCCATTAACGTTGGCTATCGCCTGAGCGTTAGTGGTGATGGCGGAGGTATGCCCGTTCACGGTCGCCGTAATGCCATTAATCTGCGTGGCCGTAGCCTGCTGATAATCGGAGAACGTCTGATTCAGGCTGTTGATGGATGCCTTGTTGCCGTTTACGTCCGTCTGCAGGCTCAGCAGAGAGCGCGCCGTTGCCTCCTTCTCGTTAACGATTACCTCATCAATACGATCCAGCTGCGCACTGTTACCGGCGACCGAAGCCGACAACGATTTACGCGTGGCCACCTGCGCCAGCCCGTTCTGGATAATGGCAATGGCTGAGTTCTTCACCCCGCCTGTCATGCCGTCCATAGACACGCTAATGCTGTCGATTCGCTGGCCCAGCGCGGTATCAGCAGTCGCAACGGTCTGTTCAAGCTCTGAGAGAGAAGACGACACATCACCAACCGTACTCGAAAGCTCATTAACGCTGGTCTGAACCTCCCCGATGTCCTGAGCGTTTTTTGTGATTTCCTGCGCCTGCAGCTCAAGTTCATCGTTGGCCTGTTTGATATCGTTAGCCATGCCAACAATTTTTTCATTGCTGTCCACTGCATTCTCGATCAGGTCTTTGAACGTATCGGAGTCTTTAATTTCCTCCAGAATCACATCTGTGATGTCGGAAACATCGATGCTGGCCTGTCCTCGCACCCATTCCGTGTACCCTGATTCGTTGCCGCTGCGGTCCACCAGCTGCGCGCGGTACCAGAAAATCTGCCCAGCCTTAAGGCCCATCTGCTGATATTTGCGCTGTGGGTAAGGTACATCGGCCAGCAGCATCGCATCGTCTTCGGTACCTGTCAGGCTGTACTGAATTTCCGTCTTCAGCGTGTCGTCGGTATTCGCCGGGAATCCCCAGTTCAGCTCGATACCGAACACCACATTTTCAGAAGCGATGAAGCCAACCGGCTTCGGTGGATTGCCCACTTTACCGGTCAGCGTTTTCTCTTCTGAATAGCCCCATCCGGACGAGATTTCTGCGGCATTGATTGCGCGTACGCGCACCAGGTAGCGCCCGGCATAAATCCCCGGGACGTCGAATGACGTGGTGGAGCTGCGCGGCACGTTAACCCAGTTCCCGTCGTTGCGGCGCCATTGCGCTTCATAGGCGATAGCGTTCTGCGCCTGGTCCCAGCTTACGCGCATCGTTTCGACGCTGATATTTTGCTGCACCACGGAAAACGAGCTGATCACTATGTTCGCAGGCGGCGACTGGTTGCCCGGCGGGATCACGCTCACCGGCCGCTGGTCAATGATGGCTCCGGTATCGATGCGATCGAATTTATCCGGATCGTGATTTGCACCGACGATTGTGAACGTGCCGTCATTATTATCAGTTACCGTAATAACGCGATACTGCTGTGCGTAGAGCTCATCAGACTCAATGACCCATACGGCCTCAGACACAGGCGTTTCGCTATAAGCGGTCGTAACGGTCACTTTTTTGCCCGTAATCGACTGAATGGTGCGTGACTGTGAAACACCCGATGGAAGATTGACAATCATCCTGTCGTCTGCCGAAGCATCCGGCGCCCTGTCCAGCGTCAGCACGCGACCATTCACCGCAGAGA